AAATGAGTTGCTGAATGAAAAGATCCTTCAAGTAGAAAATTGGATGGAGATTTCTTATCACCTTTGCAAGCAACGTTGGGATAGCTCAATAGATTGGTTAGAAACCCAGCCAATGAGTAAAATTCTAATGATGATTAATATTATAGAAAAACACGCTGAAGAACAAGAAGCCCAGATGAAGAAGAACTGATTAAGGTTATTGTGATTATGTTCAAACTTTATGGCGATGGTGTAAAACCATTAAATTTAAATTGGTGGGCTCCCACTCAAAAGGAATGGGCCCCTATTCTTCTTAAGGATCACCAAGCGCCATGGAGGCAAGAATCTGATCCAACTACGGGTAGCCCCTGGGCAAAACTTTCTTCAAAATATGCCGCCCAAAAGGCAATAAAATGGCCAGGGCAGCCAATTCTTCGGGCCAGCGGGGCAATGGAAGATCAGGCAATCATCCGTCCCTGGAAAACTGGCTTTGAGGTTATGGCCCGCTTTTATGGGGCCTACCATCAATTTGGAACTTCTAAAATGCCCGCCCGGCCTTGGGTTGGGATTCCTGATAAATCCCTTATTCAAATCGTTCCCATTGCCTGGGAAAACATCCTTTCACCGAAACGCTAATGACTACCTCACGCGCACGCAAATCTACTCCTGCTGAAGGAAACTTACAACGGACCCCCGAACCGCCAAAGGTGGAGCCAGTTCGAATTTCAGAATCTGAAAAAAGTAAGGAGCCAGTAAATTTGGAAGTGGAAACTCCAAATGAAGAGCCTCTTCCCGCTCCTGAATCTTTAACTCCCGAAGAAATCCAAACGGATTTTCGTCAAAAATTGACAAAGAAATCCGATCAAGAAGATATTTTTGTTCCGTCTAATCCTGCCGCACTTGAAAAAGCTGCCACACAAGTAGCAGAAGAAAGCGGTTTTACTTTAAATCGAGGAACCTCCATTGGTGCTCGTTTGATTGCCCGTTCACGTAAGTTAGCCTAAAATGATTTCAATTCCATTTCAGCAACAGTTTACTTGGAGGAAGCTTGGGTATCTTTTCTATACTGATTCTTTGGCCTACCGCGCTGTTTTGGAAGAGAATCCGCAATGGGAGGTAACAGAATTACCTCCTGTTGGGGCTCAATTAAGATTACCATCACCCCAAACTGCCGGGGGCCTCAGCCAATCCCTGTTTATCTATGGTTTGCCCACGGGGAATGTAGCTGACGCTATCTTCCCTTTTGATACTCAGCAATCTTATGTCAAATCCCTTAGTAGGTATACGGTGTTAGGTGTGAAAAATAGAGAAGCTAATAACGGATTAACTCTCGATAGCTATAGTGTTTATACTGGAATCCAATAAACGGGTAAAACTTATTATCGTAAGATCCTAAGCTTCTGGCCTTTGGGCACCACGTTGGATTCATCCTCGCCAGCACAGAACAAGGAAAAGAAGGAGTTTCTCCCTAATAAAATGGCAACATTCTCTTTGGGCACCAGCGGAGTAACCCCCGGGGCTCCTGGCGTCTATATCAACGAGCGGGCTGGAAATGTCGCTTTTGGCGAAGTTTCTGCGTTTAGCACCGTTTATATGCTTGTTGAAACTGATTCGTCAGTTTCTACAACAACCTTTCCTTTCAATACCCCAATACCCGTTACTTCTCTTTTGGACTATCGGGCTCTTCTTGGTGGCATTATCCCTTCTTCACGCATTCCGGCTCTTAGCTATAACTGCGTTAATGAATTTTTCCAAAACGCCCAAGTTGGTGACCTTCGCGTAGTTCGCGTTGGTACTCCCGACCAAATTGTTGAAATTGAATTCTTCCCGTCCGGCTCAAAGATTAACTCTACTGAGTTGCCTTCTGCTCTAATGGCCGGCAATGTCGTTTATGTCCAAATGGTCATTAATGGCCTTCGGATTGTTGCCGGTGATGGCTCTACTGGCTATACAGCTAATGGAGAATGGCTTGGTGTTCCTGTCACCATTCCCGTTAACTATGTCGCTGGTGATGAAGCCAACAACCGTAAAATTTCTTTGGCTATTGCCACTGCCGTGGCTGCTGCTATTGAAAGCAACCCCTCTGCTCAATCCTCCGTCTACGTCCGTAGCTTTGGTTTGATTAATGAAGTTGATTCAACTCAGCCTAATTCCCAAAATAGCTTCATTGCTATTGCCGGATCTACCTTTAACACTCCTGTTTCAGTTATAACAGAAGTGCTTCCTGTTGGAAGTCAGTATGTGTTTATGCAAAATACATACGACCTTAACAATATTGTTGGAGGTTCTGTAGATCTTATCCGGGTTTCTGCTGACTATGAGCAGTGCATTGACACTGCCTTTGACGGTCAACAAGACCAAGGCTACCTTGTTACTCCTACTGCCTACGCTCAGTTTGATAGTGCAGGTCGAGCTGCAGTTGGTGCCAAGGCTGCTGCCCATTGCCAAAGTAATAACTATAAGTGGATGGCCCTGGCTGATCCAGGTCCTTTTTACATCACCGATGTTAATAAGTATAGCAACTATACTCCTCATCAAGCCTCAGCTAACCTGTACACAGGCCTGAAGTATTTAGTTGATAATGCTATTTACGAATGGACTGGGACTGACGTTACTTATGACCGTCTAAATTACCAATCTTTGGTGTTTGGCTCTAATGCCCAAACGGCTGTTCAAGAATCTACCAATTCTGTGCCTACAAGCACACAAATTGGGCTTCTTGATAGCGGAATTTATAACGGTGCATCTAATGCGACTTACGCAAATCGCGGAATTTTCCAGCTAGATTCCTCGAATTATTGGCCTGTTACTTTGCCTATTCAAAAGGCAATTTTGGGTGGAGCTTCCGCATCTACTAACGACCTCAACGCATATAATGGCACTGAAGTTTATGTGATTGCCCCTCCTTATACACCACTTCAAACGAGTGATTACTCATTGAATTACGTGTATTTGGCTACTACAGCCACTGCAGCTTCGGCTATTTTGAATCAAATCACTTTGGCCGGTGGTACAAATGCTGCTCGCACAGCTGCTCTAACCCCAACAGGCTGCATTTCGGTTGGTGCTCCTACTGGCACAACCTTTACCCTTACCTACGTTGATTCGGCTTGGAATTTGCCCGTAACAATTAACGGCCAAACTTCTAACCTCATCCAAAACATTACCGCTAATACTGTTGGCGTTAATACTTCCCACCTTCCCGGAACCCTCCAGGATCCCACAGAAACCTATCGTCTTGGCTTTGTAAGCCGCACAATCCTTGATCCTTCAGTGAGCTCAGGTGGTGTTTCTCCTTATGGCCAAGTGGGTCCTGTTTCTACCGTTGGTTCCCTAGTTAGCGGAAGTGGCTATGTTCCAGGTTCTTATACCGGCGTAACAGCGGTAGGAGGCAGTGGTACTGCTCTACAACTCGACATTCTAGTTGATGTCACGGGTGTGGTTACAAATGCCACAGTTACCGTTGGTAATGCCGGTACTGGGTATTTCGTTGGTGATACAATTACAGTTCCTGCTGCTTCTCTTGGTGGTACCGGTTCCGGTTTCTCCGTTAAAGTTGCTACTGTAGTTGGTCAAACTAACAATGCCAAAACAGGTGCCGTTAATTTCAATATCGTCAATCACGGCCTTCAAACCGGACAACGAATATTCTTTACACAGAATATCACCGTAAATGGTTCGGCTTTGGTTAAGGGTACTACGAAACTAGTTTCTAATCCTTATTGGGTAACTGTTGTTGATTTGAACAACATTGTTCTGTCATCAAGTATTGCCGATTATTCCGCGCAATCTTTTGTTAAGTTTGCCAATGGATTCATTGGCAATACCCCAACAATTCTATATTCCAACACGCTAGGTGGTGGAATTACTGATGCAACTCTGGGTGATTTGACTGCTGTTCCCGTCGTTCGTGGCCGGAAATATGCTTTTAATTCGAGTTTCATCTTTAATCAAGCGGCTAATTCGACTTCGGCTCCCGCCCCTGTTGTTGGTGATCCTGGCGTAGCTGTTTACTTTAATAACAGCAGCGTTATTTTGGGCACTGAGCAAATCTCACCGTTTGGTGAAGATTATACAACGGCATCTTGGCTTCCTTCGCTGAATTTGCCTGCTCCCACTGCTACTCCAGTTTCGGCTGTGAATAATGCTTATTGTGTTCCTACAACTAAGCAAAACTTCCAATCTGAAGCCCATTTGGTTCCTGCTATCACAGCTATTGCTGGTGGTACATATGATCCTACAGCAACAGGCCTTGTTGGCCCTATTGCTACTCTTGGGGTAGTTGCTGGGGGTTCTGGCTATAATAGCGGTACTTACACCAACGTTTATCTAACTGGTGGTACAGGCACTGGGGCAATTGCCACTATTGTTATTGCTGGTGGTATTGTAACAGGTGTTACTATAACCTCTTCGGGTTATGGATATAGTGTGGCCGATAGCCTCACGGCTCCTGTTTCAGTTATAGGCGGTGGCACATTGTTTGCTGTTCCAGTTGCTACTGTTACTGCTACTACAACAGGCGCGTTGGTAACGGATGCTCCCTATACTATTGCTGCTAGTGTGATTGCAACAAGTTCTGCTAATTCTTTGCAAGCCGCTCGGGCTGCTTTAGTTGGTGTTTACTTCACCGTTGTTGGCGGCGGGGGCTATGCTCCCGATGGTACTACTGCCGTAGTTATTGGTGATCGTTTCGCTGCTACCTACGACGGTTCTACATACAGTTGGGTTGTTGTTCCTGCCGCTACACTTGGTGGCGATCTAACCACAGTTGGTCAACCTTGCTATGGTGCTCAGGTTCAGTTTGTGTTTACTTCCGAACAAACACCTCCTCGCACTCTATGGCGCTTTGACGCTATCACTTCTACTGAAATTATCGATAACGCCCTTCGCGGAGTCGGATTCAATGGAACTCCCCAAGCCGTCTTTATTGATGCTGGCGTAGATAACGTTAATCGTCTCTCAGATGATAGCCAAAAGTACTTTAATCCCTTTGGATTCATTGCATACTATGGCCCATACATCGAGAATGGTTCAGCTCAGTGGATTCCACCCTCACCTTATGTAACTGGCGTTGCTGTTCGTCGTTATCGCGCCGAAGGCTATCAGTTCCCACCTGCGGGGGTTAAGTACCAGCTTATAGATGCAGTTGCTACACAAATTGCTATTAACTCGGCTCAGCAAAATCTGCTGAATCCAGAAGGTTGCAATGCAATTCGCACGCTACCTGGATACCCTCAAACCGCCGTATTTATCTGGGGTGGCCGCACTCGCGTAAACACCAAGGACGCCCAACAGAAACTGTATCAGTTTGTTAACACTCGGGTTATACTAAACGTTGTATATGGCTCATTGCGCAATGCCTTCGACAGCCAAATCTTTAACATTATTGATGGCTTTGGAGTGATCTACAATCAGATCATTTCTGTTGGAAATAGCGTTTTGAATCAACTGTATGTTAAGGGTGCTTTGTATGGAGCTCGCCCATCAGACGCCTTCCAAGTGATCTGTGATGCCCGCATCAATCCTCCGGCGGATCTGGAAAATGGAATTGTGAATGCCAAAGTATTCGTAACCCCAGTTCCTACTCTAGAGCGTATCCAAATCGATCTCATTCGTGTCGCCATTGGCCAAATGCAGAAAGAACTGGATTCACAAGGCCTTGGAACAAATAACGGCCTTCTAGGCTGATTTACTTAGGGAGTCAAATGTACAGGGAACTAAACCTCCGAATTCCCAACTCCCTCTATTTTTCTTTAGAACAACAAGCGTTTGAGCAGGGGGTTTCTTTAGAGACTCTCTGCCTTTCACTTTTGTCAAAACAAAAACAAGAGAACAAGTTGGTAAGTCCAGATTACTATTCTTCACTCGGCTATAGTCAGCTTCGAGAAGAAGTCCAAAAAGTTATTGAAGGGGGGCTTTCTCGTGAGGAAACCCGCAAAAGAGTTAATGGCCTTGAATTTCAAATTTCCCGCAGATTCATTCGATGAGTATTCCAGATATTATAGCTCCGAGTATTCGGGGGATTGCTTATCCATTAACTGTTATGAATGGAAATTTAGTCACAAGCACTGATTACGCTTTAATTACTCAGCAGATCCGCAGTGTTGTGGAAACTCGCTATTTTGAAAGAGTAATGATAGCAGATTATGGTATTGGCGATTATGTGTTAGAAATATTAGATCCAACCCAGATAAATTCAGCAATTCAAACATCAATTTTGCAAAATGTTGATGGGCTTTCTGATTTAAGTGTTACAGGAGATTGGAAAACTGAAGGAGAAAACGGAACATATAAAGTATTCATTCAGTATGCTATTAATGGTGTTCCTCAACCCCCGTTAAGCTTCACGCTGGCCAGCTAGGGTAATTGGAAACGTTTCCAAAATCAACATGTAACTAGTTACACTTCAACTGGTAACCGTTACCACTTCACCTGTAAACCGTTTACACCTCAACTGCTACCCGGTAACAAAAACCTTGGGGAAACGGTTTACAAAATAGTG